AGCTGAAGTAAAAGTACCAGAAGTATTTAATACTTCAGAAATTACAACAGGAGTTTTAACACCAGTGATATATTCAGGACGTTGTAAACGAGCATCAGAAGATTTTACACCAAAATGTGATAAAATAGATTCTACATAACGCGTACCACCTCTAGCATTTTTTTCTAACCATTCTTGTAAACGATAAGCACGACGCAAATCATTAATAGTAGTAGGTTCTACCTCAAGACCACCAGTAGCAGCAAATAAATCAGTACTGGTAGAAGGAGAATTTGAACCAGGAACAACAACAGAATAAGGCGAACCAGTAAGAGTTGTAGGCGTTGGACTAGAAGAATCACGATAAATAGGAGCGTTTTCGGAAATTTGACCTAAAGGAATATCAACAGCAGCACCCTTTTGAGCAAAAGGTAATGAAGCAGTAAAATAGTCATGTTCCCAGGCACGATTACGCATAGTACATAATTCCAAAATTCTATCAACACCATCAACATTCTGATTACCATCTTTTAAAATATAATTAACAGGTGCAATTAAATTTTGATCACGATAATACTCATTATATATAGCCTGATAAGCAGCCATAGGAAATGCAGATAACTTAGCTGTAGTACCATTTTCAATCTGAGGAGGAATACCTAAGTAATCAAAGAACTTTACTGCAGGAGCTAATTCAGGAATTGAACCGTCATTCCATTCCTTAGAATAATTAAAATAAGGAGCTACATATTCTGTACCTGTACCAGTAGGTCCATTATTAGTAATAAATTGCTCCCAATTATCCCATAATATACGATTAGGTACAAAGAAATAATGCATAGTAACATCCATGCGATGCATAACAGGAGCAGTCATAGGAGCAAATCGAATAATAGATTCGCAACCTAATTCAAACTTGTCACCAGGAACACATTCCAATGCAAGAATAGGAGTTAATTGTCCCATATTAGTAGACAATTTAACATCATGAGTCAGGTCAAAGAAATTATTTTTAGGTTTCTTTAACTGAATAGAATTAAAAATATTTTTTGCCATAATTATAAACGGATTCCACCGCGTGACATGTAATAAGTACGTGATACTTTTCTCTTGCCGTAACCTTTACGACCGTAGGACTTACGTCCTTTGTAACCTCTACGATTTCTCATTTTCGTTTTGTTTTAAGTGAAACATTGTTATTTGTAATAAACTGCAAATACTATCTAACCTAGAAGCAACTAGGGATTTTTGTTCATCCTTTAATTCCATATTCTCTATAGTTTTAATAGACTCTTGAATAAACTCTATAAATTTTTCCATAATTATCTTTTTAATAAACCTCCAATACCTGGAACTAATCCCAAAAGTTTCTGAACCATATTAACAATCATAACAGATTGTTGATTATTAACTTCAAACTCTTTCAACTTTTTTTCAAAGTTTAAAATATCTCCAGATTTAATTAAATTACCAATTTCCTGAGAAACTTTAATTTTTTGCTCATTAGTCAATGAAGTAGAAGCCAAAGTCTGTTGAATATTAGCCTTAGCTTGAGCAACTTGTTGAGGAAATAATTCCTTATTTTGTTGCATTTGACTTTGATTTTTAAGCAACTGACCAGAAAGCTGAGCTTCCATATTTTGAGCAACATATGGTAATTCAGTTCTTAACTTATCGTTTGTAACTGCTTTAATCAAAGCTTCTTTCATAGTAGCATCAGCTTGAGCTTTTACGAGATCAATTTGAGCAGTTTTAAGCTGGGTATCGTAATAAGTATTAAGAGCCATATTAGTAGGCTGTACGAGATCCACTTGAGGAGCCGTCGGATTATAAGACTGAGGACTGCTAGTCCTAACGACAGGAGAATTAGACATCTGACCATATATTAAATTGGGATTAAGACCAGCTTCTTTGAAGCGAATCATTTGTTCTTTTGGACTATTATATGTATTCTGCATATTCCAGTCTGCAAGTGCATCCGCACGTTGCTTATCATACATTTCTCTTGAATAAGATAATTGTGATTGATTTGTAGCTGATTGTGAACCAGCGTTTATAGCAGAGCTAGCTAAACTAGCACCAGCAGCTATAAGAGGCAAAACTAATGGACCCATAGTTTTTTTTGTTTTTTTGTTTTTTTTGACACATTAAAAGTAGTGTTTGTTTTTCAAATTTCACTACACTACGTTCCGTTTTTTTTTCAAATATAACACTATTTTTTAAATTAGTGTCAATTAGCACTAATATATCAAGTACATTAGTGCATATCGCCCCTCATCGGGGCTTTTGACGGACAGAATCCAGGGCAAAGCCCTTACGATTCCGTCTCGTCGGTTTCTGTGGTTTTATCCACAGAGTTATCCACATTGTTGATAACTTTTTTTCGAGTCTTAACTTCGTTAATCTCGTTTTTGAATTGTTCTGCCAATTCTTGACGTTCCGCTAAATCTAAAGTACGCGGGTCTGGTAAATCATCTTCCTCATCATAATATACATCTGTACGACCACCAATAGGTAAACCTCTAGAATAACGTTCTAGAATAGTACGTATAGACATAGTTTGGTCAGGTACTGTCAAAGAAGGAGTTGTACAAACTTTTCCTTTAACAGGAAAATCTTTTGCATTTAAACAGTGTTTAATTTTCATTTTTTTCTAATTTATCTCTTCCGAGTTGTGAATCATTATACATTCTTCTAAATAATTGTTCAACACGTTCAAAGTACACTTTGCCGTGCATATCACCGTATTCATCTTTTAAATTTTGATATTCTTCTTCAAATTTTACAGGCATAATTTTTTTAAAATGCCTATTAATAGTAAGCTTTTGTGTTTCAGAATAAATTTTATCTTTATAATAACGAGGCATAGCAATCTTTTTACCTTCTTTCAAAGGAACATACATCCTATTAGTTAAGTCATTAAAATGCCATTTTTTCATAGCATCTGTAATATAATTTTGACCTAAACCTTTAGACATAAGTGAAAATTCCTTTAACCTATCATCATTTTTATGCATAGGAATTTTACCTTGTTTTTGCATATATTTTAATGTATAACCTATAGAAGCATCAGTAACTTGCCCAACAAATAAAGAACCAATAACAGAACGCCTACCACCAGGTTCATAGAATGACCATGCTTTTTCAACTTTTTCCACATCAGCATTAAATAATATCATATGATAATGAGGGCGGTTTCTTTTTCCACCATACTCTCCACATACATAATACTTGAGTTTTTTATCCGAATCTTTTCGCAAACGTTTCATAAAAGTTTGGATGTCCCTTTTATTTAGAGTCATATATCCATTCTTAGTTAGAGGTACGTATCTAGTATCATATGTTAAAGTAATAAATAAAGCGGTTTCAGAAACCTCTCCCTCTTTAATCAACCTAAAAGACCAACCCGATGTTCTCCGTTTCATACAATTAGGACATTTACCGCATGGTAAGGCCATCCATTCGCCAGTAATTTGATTCCTTTTTGGAAACGGAGTTAAACATCGAGAAGACATTAAATAGTAGGTGTACCGTACTTAGGCATTGGTCTAATAGCCTTAATTTTATTCAATACATGACAATACAACTTTTGAGCATCTGGGTCAGTAACAGCAAATATACGTTCAGTCTCAGAAGGAGTACATTCTACGAAATCTTGTGATAAAGTAGGTTCAGCATCAAATATACGACCTAAATGCCAATAACTTAAAGATGTTCTAAAATCACCAGCAACACGTGATGGCATATATTTATATTCAGCATATCTAGGTACATAACCAAAAGTACCATTTGAATTAGCTGTATAAGCAAATAATTCTTGATTTTGTACTTCTTGTTCACCAATATTAGCAAACGAAGGCCAAAAATAATCCAAAGGGTCATGTTTTAAGAAGGTACGAGGAATACCTTGCTGATAAGCAGTCTTAGGCATAACGGACATAATACCAATAATATAACCATGTTCTTCACAATAATACGAACCAGAACGACCTGAACTTACAGCAATACCATGACCAGCCATATTACCTTGAGGCGGTGAAGTAGGGTCAGAAGGGTCAGCTGAAGTAAAAGTACCAGAAGTATTTAATACTTCAGAAATTACAACAGGAGTTTTAACACCAGTGATATATTCAGGACGTTGTAAACGAGCATCAGAAGATTTTACACCAAAATGTGATAAAATA